ATTAAGGAATGATTAAATTACAAATAAAACTTATAAACACTTAATATTTACCTATGATTAATGAATATATTTAAAAAACAAACTAAACCGCAAAAGGTTGAAGAACCAAAAGCAGGTGAAGTTTCTACAATTGAAAGTTCTTACTACGCTGACTATTCAGAAATTTTAAACGGATATAACCCTGATTCATTAGTAACCCGTAAAGGATTAGAAATATTTGATGATATGAGTCGTGATGAACAGGTCAAGGCGGCATTACAAACTAAAATATATGCTGTTATTTCAACTGGGTATAGTATTCATTCACCTGACCCAAAATATGAAGAAATGACTGAGTTCATAAAACTATCTCTTACTGACTGGATGAATGGAAGTTTTTTAGACGTATTGCAAGAAATGCTTACCTTTTTAAAATATGGGTATGTAGTAGCAGAAAAGAATTGGGAGTTCATAGACGGGAAAGTTTATTTAAAAGATATAAAAGTTAGAGCACCTCATACATTTGAATTTAAACCTGATGAATTTGGAAACTTACCGCAAGACACAGGATTGCAACAACAACAAGACGGACATGGTTTAGTTCCGATGCCGTTAGATAAATTTATTGTATATTCTCACAAGAAAGAATTTTCAAACAATTTTGGTAAATCAGATTTAACAGAAGCATATCGTCCTTGGTTCATTAAAGATCAATTAGTTAAACTGGAAGCAATGTATTTAGAAAAATATGCTAGTCCACCTATTATAGCTAAATACGAAAGTATGAATAAAGCGCAAAGAGCACAACTTATGAAGGTCTTGCAGACTATGCGTAGTTCCTCGGTTGCCGTGTTGCCAAAAGATGTAGAAGTAGAATTTGTTAATGTTATTACTAATGGTGGTATTCATTTTAGAAAAGCTATTGAGGCACAAGATGCGGCAATATCAAAAGCAATTCTTATTCCTAGTCAACTTGGATTCAACGATGCAGGGCAAACGGGAAGTTATGCAAAAGCACAAACTCAATTCGATGTTTTCCTTTGGATTATTGAAGCAGTAAGGGGCGCAGTTGAAGAATCAATAATGAATGAACAGGTAATCAAGCCACTTATATATTATAATTTTGGTGAACAAGAAGAATACCCTCAATTCAAATTCAATCCTATTACTGAAAAGGATAAAGAGTCTATATTCAAAGTTTGGTATGAGGCTATTAAAGCAGGTGCGGCAATTGCTACAAAAGAAGATGAAGATTATATTCGTAAATCACTAGAGATGCCAGAGAGAGATGAAGCAAGCACACTAATAACACCTGCAGTTGAAGAAGAAGAATTAGATGAAAACGGAGAACCTATTGTTGAAGTAGACGAAGAAGGTAACCCGATTAAAGGAAAACAAGACGGCACAGGGCAACCAAACAAACCTAAAGACGGTAAACCATTAGACGGAACTAAACCAAATGACAATAAGGGAAACGTTAAGCCAAAGAAAGATTTTGAAAAACTTCCATTAACTACTAATATGGAATTAGCTAATTGGAATGAAATAGATGATCTATTAACCAATAATGAAGATAAATTAACAAAAGACATTGAGGACATAGTTGAAAGCATGGCCGTCGAAGCAATCGATAGGATCGAAAATAAAAATATCGTGCCTAAAAAACGTTTTGATGAAATAGATAAATTTCAAGTAAAATATGTTGGTGATTTAAAATTAGCATTTAAGAAAATGTCTAAGGCAACATATAAAGATGGAATTACTCAATGGGGCAAAGAGCAAGCCAAACAGGGTTTTGCAAAAATGACTTCTGAATTACTTCCCGATGAATATTTAGAATGGCTTAACAGCAAAGCATTTATGGAAGCAGGCAAAATGGCTGACAAGTATAAAACAATGGTCAAACAACAATTGATACTTGGAATAGAGAATGGTTATTCAGAGAAAAAGATAATGAGCAATATCAATCAAGCATTTAGTACTACGATGGTTGCAGGTGCTACTGTTAAGCCAATTTTCACAAGTGGACAAATAAGACTTATGGCAAGAATGAACGTTAATTCATCTTTTAATAAAGCACGTTATATGAAAGCTGACCAATTAGCGCAAACGTCAAAAGTATCTGTATATGGATTATTTAGTGAAGTGTTAGAAGGGAAAGATTCTGTATCTCACCCATTTAGTAAATTTATTCACGGAAAATATGTTCTTATGGGAACAGAGGTTGCGCAAAGACTTCAATATCCATTACATTTTGGAGAACGAGGTGTAATGATTACCGTAGACAGTTCTTATGCGAACATTCCACCTGATCAAGTATTAAAAACAATGCCCTCTATAGGTGGGTATAACGGACTTACAATAGCATGATTATTACATATAAAACGATAAAGATAATAAAAGTTACCTAGAAGTAAGAAAAGGAGTTAAGTATGAGCGATACAAAATTAGATGAATTTGCAAAGAAAGCAATGCTTAACTTTGAGGACTTATTCAAAGACTGTCAAGAGTTAGACGGAATTAAGTTTGAAGAAAAATACGGAATTGATAAGTGGCAAGGTAAACAAATCCTTGACGGTTTATGGTTAAAGAAATTAGATACTTTCGGCAAAGACTTCAAGGTGTATGCTGATATGGTAAAAGTTGATTTTGCTAAAAAGGTTAAAGAGGTAGAGATATTTGAAGTTGGTTATCATAACGGGCAAAATTTTACCGATGCGGACATTGATAAAATAATTGAAGCTACTAACGAAATGATGAAAAAACAGAATATGCAAATTCCTATTAAGTTAGGACATTCTGACGAGCAAAAAGTAGCAAAAGAACTATTTCAAGAAGATAGTGGTGGTATGCCTGCTCTTGGTTGGGTTAAGAACCTAAAAAAAGTTGGCAAAAAAATAGTGGCAGATTTAACTGAAATTCCTGACAAATTATATAATATGTTGGAAGAAAAGTTATATGCAACAAGGTCGATTGAGTTATGGGAAGGCTTTGTGAATAATAAAGGAGATAATGTAGGTTCGGTGATTACAGGATTAGCCCTGCTTGGGGCTGTACCACCTGCCGTTACTAATCTCGCTAATATATTCGATGTTGAATCAGGGAAGGTTACAGCGTTTGAATGTATTGCAGACAAAAAAGAAATATCGAAGGGAGAAATTAAAATGACAGAAGAAGTAAAAACAGAACCAGTAGTCGCTGACGAAGTAAAAACTGACGAAGTAAAAACTGACGAAGTTAAAACGGAAGAAGTTAAAACGGAAGAAGTTGTTACAGAACCAGTTAAAACTGATATGTCAAAGGCAGTAGGTTTTGATATGAAACAGTTTTCTAGTGAGGCTGAAATTAGCAAAAGGTTAATGGAGCTAAAAAAGGACGCTGACGTTGGAGCAGAGGCAATAAAAGAATTGGCTGAGTTCAAAAAGACTGAAAAGAAAACAAAGGTTGACGCTTTACTAAATGAGTTAGGTGTTACAGGAAATGTTCTTCCTTTTCAGGCCGAAGAGTTAAAACCAATCCTTATGGAATTGCAAAACAAAGATGTTGAGTATTTTGATAAAGGGCTTGAAGTTACTAAAAAAGAAGGTGCTTATGACCTTTTGGTTAAGTTTCTTAAATCTCTACCGAATCAAATTAAGTTGGAAGAAATGTCTCACGTTTACAACAAAGACAATAGAGAAACACTTGACGATGTTGCAAAAAAGGTAATGTTTGATAAAAAGGTTACTTATGAAGTAGCGGTTAAAGAGGTTTTGAGAAATAGACCTGAATTGGCTGATACAGACAGTACACCTGAAAAGAAAGGAGTAAACTAATGGCTATACAAGGAGAAAGAAGTTTAAAGAGTTACGCAGTTGCAGCCGCAACCGGAACATCTTATGTAATTGGTTATATTAGTGCGGCAAATACTATTGCTAGAGCAACTGGTTCTGGTACAATTATTGCTGGAGTTATTGAAAATAACCCAAAAGTTGCTGACGATGTTGCTAGTGTTTGTGTCCTTGGAATGACTAAGGTTCACGCAGGTACAGGAGCGATTTCAAGAGGTGATGTATTGACTGCAGATTCAAGAGGTTACGCAATTGCGGTAACTGGAACAGAATATGCTATTGGTACAGCAGAAGAAGCGTCTACAGTCGATGGACAGCTAATTGCGATTAAAGTAATACCTACCGTAACTGGTGCGTAACAAAAATAGAAAGGAGATAAGATAATGACTACAGCACAAGATATTAGAGTTAGTAAAAGTTTAACAAACTATTCAGTCGGTTACGCAAATACAAATTTCATTGCGGAGTCTGTACTGCCTAGAGTTAAAGAAAGCAGAGCGAATCCTTTTGCTTATGCTTGGGACAGAGATAACTTTCTATTACAGGACGATTTGAGAGCACCCGGAAACAAAGCTAATGAGGCGACTTATGGCTTATCAAAAGGTACTGCGTTTGTTCTTAAAGAACACGCACTTAAATCTAAAATTCCTATAGAGGATTTACAAGCGGCTAATGATGCCGACAGTAAATGGGATCTTAAAAGAGACCACGTTAAGTTAATCAATGATTCTGTAATGTTAAGACATGAGTATGACGTTGCGGCTGAATTGTTTAGCGGAACAACTTTCGCTGGTTACACAGAAGCTCTTTCTGGTAATGACCAATGGAATGTTTACGGTACTTCTGATCCAGTTAATAGTGTTTTAGATGGTATTGAAAAAGTAAGACAGCAAATTGGTATTGATGCCAACACTGTTGTTATCGGTAAATCTGTTTATCGTAAATTACAGAATCACCCAGACATTTTAGATAGAATCAAGTACACAGGAACTAATGCAAAACCTGCAGACGTTACTGCTCAAGCACTTGCAAGCATCTTTAATGTAGATAAAGTTTTAGTTGGTGGAGCAATTTATAATTCACAACCGCAAGATGCGTCTGTTTCAATGACTGACGTTTGGGGTAAGTATTGTTTAGTTGCTTATATCAATCCTAATCCAAGTCCTATGAGTCCTTCTCTTGGTTATAACTATTATGACCCTAGAGCTGAAAAAGTTAGAGAATGGTACAACGATGAAGAACGTTCTTGGTATGTAGAGGCCAGCAAGAAGTTTATGCCTAAGGTAAATTCTGCTATATCTGGTTATCTATATAGTGCGGTAATTGCGTAAATTTTAGATTCTGCCCTTCTTAATTGAGGGGCAGACTAATAACAGAAAGGAGAACAAAATGGCAAACATAGTAAAGAACAGAAATAGATTCTCTAGTGCTTCTGATTTATGCACTAATGTTTATTTATCTGGTTGGGGTACTGGTGGAGCAACTTATAATTGTTTCGTAGCACCTACTCAATGTGTCATTGACGAAATTGGAATAGTTTCAGATGCTTCTTCAACTGGGCAAGTTACCTTGAACCATAATACGTTGCAGGTAACTAATGTAACTCAGAGTGAAGATTTATTTGCGACAGTCAACTCCCTAGTTGGAGCGGACATTACAGCAAATACATTAAAAACTATAACTCCTGACCAAAACACTTTAATTGCAGAAGATGATGTTCTACAGTTTAAAGTTGCGACAGTCGGAGCAGGTACAGGAGCTTATACAATGGCTACTGCGTCTGTAATTGTCAATGTTCGATATAGACCAGCATAGGAGAAACAATGAAATATTTATTGTTAAGCGATATTCGTAATAATGGTAAGATTTTAAAATCTGGCCTGATAGACGAGTTAAAAGGATTTAATAATATCAATCAATTACTTGAGGTTAAAGCAATCGTGCCTTACACCAAAGAGGAAATTGTTAAAAAGGCTTTAGCGGAAATTAAAGAAGTTAAAGTTGAAGATATTATTGAGGATTCAAAAGTAATGGCTGACACCAAAAAGGCAGAACAAGAATTAGCAGAAGATACTGGTTTAGACGTAAAAGACGAAACCAAAAATGCTGTTGATACTTCTAAGCCAAGAGGCAGAGGTCGTTCTAAGAAATAAGGAGTTTTAAATGACAGTATCGATAGGTAATGTTGGAGTAGCTACAGGAACAGGGAATGTTAATATATTAGTATTACCAGCCGATGAAGATCGGAAATATGGTCGTATAACAAACCTTCAAGCAGTACCTACTTTTTTATCTATCGGTACTTCTGCATTAATCAATAAT